AGCTGGAGCCGAACCTGTTGCTGGTTCTGGTGGTGCTGCTGCAACCAACCTTATCTACAAGTTTGGTGGTACAGTTGCTAACCTCACTGAAGGTGAAGTTATCATTGGTGTTCGTGTATTCGACCCAATCCGCTTCTCTGCAAGCTAATTAAAATCTGGTTGGGGGGCGCAAGCCCCCCGCCTTTTTTAATATGGAAATAATTGTTCCTAATTTTAAACGCTACTCGGATGGCGAGATTGATCGTGCCTTTATGAAGGAGATCACTAACGGATTCAAGTTAGAAAAACAAACAGAAAAACAA